TTGCCATTTTCGAAACTTATTTACAAAATTTTCACCCTTAGGTTACTGGGGGCTCATGTGAGCAAACATAGCTGGTTTATAACGAACCAAAACTGCTAAAGCTTCAACAAAATCAGGGTGATGCCTGAAGCTAGTAGCAAAGTTTAATATGTTGCCCTCATCAAAATCTAATGTAACCTTCATGCAAATAGCATAGGCGGCTTTCCAAACGTTATCTTGAAAAGTAAACTCAGGTCCAAAGGTACTGGAACAAAAGCTATATAACCCGTCGTGAGAAGGTTGCGGATTTACGTCTGTTAGCGTATATCCCCTAGATTTATAGCGCTGTATAAATACATCGCGCGGAAATCTAGTAAGTTCAATACAATCGTCGCCTCCTGTAACAACAGGAGCGGAGCAACAGAGTATTGACAGATAAGCTCGAGCTCTAGAGTTCTTCGAATAAGTCAAAAGAGAACCCGACTCGGTAAGACAAGGTACGAGAGGCACGAACATAGTTCCATCATCTTGGATATTCACACGCGTAGCATGCACTATGACGAGCGCTAGACACAAGAAAAAGTGTCGCGCATCGTGAATCGTTTCATCAATCATAATTCTATCGGGAGTTCCAACACTTCCCTGTCTAAGATAGCATAATTTCATGTTAACCATCCTGGAGAACATATCACCGAAATACAACCTAGGATCAGACGAATATTCCCATTTCTCAACGTCACTAGTAAACATAAATGTATTACCAGGATCACGCTGATAAGCAGCGTGCAATCGTTCATAGAGCTCTTTCGTCTTATCAGGAGTCACCAAATCTAAACGCGTGACCGTGATCAGGTCTTTAGTATCATTTTCATGAGCTAAATTATCGCCAAAAGCGAGTCTGAACATCATCTGATCCACCGAGGAGGTGGAACACACCAAACGAGAAGCTTTACCAACCTTACGGCTCTCAAACTTCTGATTGAGCATGACTGGGTCACGTAGATCGTTTCTAACGTGGAACATGGCATCTCTAACAATGCTGTCCCTATCATAACCGTCTCCAAACAATCTATTATCTTTTGCGTCTCCATACTTCTCCCAAATGGCTTTGCCATACTCGACTAGCTTAGAATACCTAACTTGGATAGCATGATCCACCAAGACACTTTGCTGTTTAAACAAGTCGCCATTGGTGGCATGCATACGTGTATAAGGATACCCAGGACTCTTATTAGCCTTAACTGTCGTTTTCAGCCACTCCACAATAACTGGAGAAAGAGAACCGTCAGGTTCTACTACCGTATGCAACGCATACTTTTTTCCCGCCGATACACGGGCATATTCTGAGCACAAGTCCTTAAACTTA